AGATCCTACGAAAAAGACGGAAGTAAAAGATACATCACAGAGATTGTAGTCAAAAATCTTACATATGGCCTTAAACAAAATGAAAGCGGAGCAAGTAATTTTGAAAATGGGTTTGTAGATGATGATGAAAATATTCCATTCTAGGAGGAAATAAATGCGAAGAGGCAGACCAAGAAAGATATGTAGCCACTCATTTGGACCAGCAAAAAGCGGTGCGTTATGGGTAAAAGCATCATGTCCCAAAGGGAAAACATCAATTAAAGTATTCAAAGGCAAGACAGCAGGCACTTTACATTGGCTGAAAAAAGAAGAATGTGAAGACTGTCCTGCATATAGTCCAACAAAGGTTTATGCAAAATAGGAGAAAACGCAACAAGAATTGATGCGGAAATACTAGGGGGCAGACTATGAACCATGTAACAACACTATTTAATAGTAATGAGTTTGGGGAACTTAGAACAATCATTATTGAAAATGAAGTGTACTTTGTGGCCAAGAGCGTAGCAACTGCACTTGGCTATAAAGATACTGCAGATGCAATAAGAAAACATATTGATGAAGAAGATAAGCTGCGTTGGCAAATTGCCGACACAGGCCAAAAGAGGGAAACATATTTAATCA